CGCCTGCCGCTAAGGCGGCTCCTACACTGAATTGTGATACAGGATTTGTGATTGTGCCTGCTTGTTTTCCAACGGCCAATACACCGTCTTTTGCAATTCCTTTAAGTTCTTCTTTGACATCACCTTTTTTAATTTTTTTTGCATTATTGTATGTGTTGGATGCACTTAATATTGCACCTAATATGTTGCCTGATTGAACATTTCTTATCACAGAGCCAACCCCGTCGACTATACCACCTGGACCAAAAATTGAATTTGTCCCGCCGCCTAAGACTGTCAAAGGACTTGGCGAATTGTCATAATGGATTGTAGCAAATCCTGGGATCGTGTTTGAGTTTATGATTCCTGATTTATAGATCACAGTTTCATAAAGGACTTGCATGGTATTGTTCATGATGCCTGTTCCGTCGGCCTGATCCAAATTATCATGTGAAAAAGAACCAATCACCGGATTGACTAAGGTCATTGATGTAAATCTTTTTTTATGCAATACGAAAATTTCTATACCTTTGATATACGGCTTTTTACTTTCTTTTGGCGTATCAAGTCCAAATTTAGTTGTTTTTCTCTTTTTTATTCCATCGTAATAATCGTCTTTAGTGTCCGAGATAGTCAAGTCGTTGTTCATGTTGACGGAATCTGCTATGTTGTACTCATAGTATTTCTTCCAGAAAGCATTTACAGTGTCTGCGTGATCGTCGTGAAAAGTAATATTTACAGGCTCATATGCTATCCTTGTTGCCGCGTACATTTTTTTATTATATTGTATTTTTTCTTCCAAACTCAGATTGTATTTTGGAAGATCACAGGCTTTGACCAGCATGTTAAGTTCATATCTTTCATTTTGTGCAAATTTTGTTTGGAACAATGATTCGTCAAGATTGAAAACTACGTGAAATAGGAATTTTTGTTTTGGTAATAATTTAAAATTATCATCGAGATACAACCTCGATGCATGTTGGTAATCTTTCATTCCAGGTAATCCGTCCTGGAAACCTTGTAGCAAATTGTTTATACTTGGCATACGGGTATTTATGGCCACAAAAAAAGCGCCTTTAAAGACGCTTTTCCTGTTATAATTGCTAACTTAATTTTGTGTTTTACTGTCCACCACCAGTACTTAGAGTACCGACTGTTCTTGCCACTGCTGTTCCTATTCCTGTTCCTGTTGGAGTTTGGATAGCGTTGTCATATCTTACTGACATTGTGATAGTTGCTGGATCCGAAGTTGCATATGCAAGTGTGTTATAGTTCACGTTTTCAATGTATGCACCGTATAATTCAAATGTTTCTAAAACATTTGGTGCACTTGATCCGTTACCACCGTCTAACATTTCAATTCTTGCTGTGAATTTGTAATCAATACCAGATGCCGCCGAACTCTGTTCAAAGAAGTCGAATTGTTTCTGTATCTGTTCACCAACAAGTTTTGTTACTGAGTTGTTTACATCATCTCTTAAATTTATTGTGATTGGATCCCATGTGTGTTTTCCAGCCACATATACTTTTGAGTTGTATACATCTAGTGTGACTTGATCAAAAGTCAAGTTTGGTCTTGTGATATCAATAACTTGTTTAGTAAGTTCTGATCTCGGTGTTGATACTCCAAAATTTTCCAGTATTGCTCTAAAACGATACTGTAGTTTTGGCATCAATAAACCTTGTGATGCTGAGCTCTGATCGTTTGCTAAAGGTACTGTAAATTTTGATAAAGTTGATATTGCCATCTGTTTCTCCTATTTATTCAAAATTAGTTCCCTAACTTTGCGATTTCTCCTGTGTTTTTAATTCTCAACGGTATGTAAATAAATTCAACTGATTTCACCGGCTCAATTGCTATATCAACATAAAGTTCATTTCTATCTATTCTTGTAGGTGTGTTGTTCGTCTCATCACAGACTACCAAGAAGTCAAATAACGCTCTTTGACCAACAAGTTCTAACAAGAATGATTCAATGGCTTGTTTGATTTCATTTCTAGTTAATTCATCATTTGGTTCAAATATAAAAGGTTTGGCGATTGAATCCAGTTGTCCTCTTAGGAACACTGCCAACCTTGAAACGTTTATTCTATCAAGTGCCGAACTTGCCGATGTTTTAGTCAAGTTTCCAAAGTTAACAATTCCTGCTCCTGCAAAGAATGTTATTGGGTTGATTTTAACTTCGTGCATTGAATCTCTCACTGACTCCGTAACAGATATTGTTTCAAACTCTCCACTTGATGCATTTATAAATCCAACAGATGTGGCATTGTCAACAACACCTCTTCGCGTACCTGACGGAGCAAACCATGGGAAAGCAATATTGTCGTTATTTGCTAATACTCTCAACATCATGTGTGATGGTGGTACAACAATTGATTTACCTCCGTTATCTGTTGTCAATCCAGATGGATAAAATATGCCAAGATGATCACTAGAACTTACTAGACCGTCTTCTCCATTATCTAATGCTCCGGCTGTGTTGTTAGCATAATTCTGAATTGCAGTTGATGTTCCTTCTAATCTTAAAGGTGTGTCACCAACAACAAATGCAGTATTATTTCTATCTGTGTTTAGATTGATCATGTTCGATATAAGTTCAGGATAACCTGGACAAGCAATTACATTGTAACCTCTTTGATCTTCTCTGATTGCTTGGTTTGTATCTATTTCTGATTTTAGTTGCTGAACTATAACTTTTCTTTGTGCTTTTCTTCCAAAAGATCCAGATCCGTCTGCATTATTGCTTGACTTAGTTACCCATCTGTCTGGGAAATATGATGCAACAGATTCATTACTTACTCTAATGTTACCTAATCCTGCAGATCCACTTCCTGGATATTTTGTTGTTGTTATGTAATTGTTTTTGTACTCCTTGACATTGAAGCCAGATCTTCTTGTGTTCCAAAGCAATATTCCTTCTGGGAAGTTCGCTGGGTCTGGTGAATCTGGATCTAGGAAGTTATCACTCAATAAATCTTTGATTGAGCTGAACGTTCCAGCGCCGCCTGTGTCATTGCTGTCTGTTTTGTCTGCCGCTGTGTGCAATCTCGCATCAGCAAACACAATTCCGTCTTCTGTAGTTTGATCTGTCTTATCAACTAGTTCAAATGCCGCTCCGGTTGTTGTAACCGCAACTTGGTTAGATGTGTTACGTGAAGTCAGTGTAGCCGCTGTGTTATATCTGTAAAGTTTTGGATAGTTTTCTAAGTCACTTGTGTCAATCCATAAGTCGTTATTAACAAGTGCAGTTCCATCTGACTGTGTAGTTGGTGCTGTTGCACTAAACTGTGGTCCATTTGGATCTGTGTTAGAGTAAACATTTTTGTAGCCAACAAATTGTGTTCCATTGTGTACAAGTATGTCTGCTTCATCGGTAGAAGTGTCATACCATAGGGTACCGTCTGCTGGCTCATTTGTAGGGGCACTCAATGACGCTGTGTAACTTAATCTCTTCCAGTTACTTGCCATGATACCTGTGTTGGCAGTGGAGTCAAGATCCTCACCTGTTGGTAAGTCGTACAAGTTATCAATCAATGTAGAACTGTTTGCTGTGAAAGATCCATAAGCATGTGCCGTTGTTGCACTAAATCCTGCGTCCGCTAACGGAGTTCCAAATGTGTCAAACATTCTGAACTCACCACCAAGTTTGTGTGTCATTACGATAGCACCGTCTGTGGTTTTACTTGCAGATACGTTTACTAATGTAGAAGTGTTTACTGCCGCGATAAAGTCATCAACGCCAGTACCACCAAGTGTAATTTCAACTGCTGTGTTTAGAGCTTCTTGATTTTTAATTGACTCTTCTATCAAAAATTTCTCTGAACTTGTAAAAGTTGGTGAAGTGTTATTACTTGTTATAGTTGTAGCACCGCCTTCGTATCTAAATATTTGGAAGTCAGCCAAATTAGGTGTTGTGTCTGCTGTATCATTTGCTGTAATCTGCTCTTCTGTAATATTGAATTGTGTGTAAAGATCACCAACGCCTAGACCTGTTCCGCCGTTTGCAGGATCAAGTTTAAAGATTGCTGTGTGGTGATTAGCATGTAAAGGTGCCGCTACTGTGCCAAAACTTGCACTTGAACTACTGTACAGTTTTGCAACAATGTTTGCACCTGAGTTTGCTGAAGTTGTCTTGAACCATACAGAACCATTAGGTCTGTCTTCGCTTGATGTTGCGTTGTCCCATGTTGGTCTGTTAGTGTGTGCTTTCTGTATGAAGTCAACACCATTGAAAGTTTTTGCCGTGATACCCAACTCGGCAAGTACGCCGTTTCCTTCTTCAAATCTAATTGTGTTTGCACCTGCTGTTGAGTCTCCAACTGCTCTTCCGTTGTGGAATATCTCTAAATTTCCTGTTACACTGTTGACACTAGCACTTACGTTTGTTACGTTTGAACCAATTGCTGTTGCAACATCTGATAAATTTATGCCACCTGGTGTTATTGTTACACCATTGATTGAAAATGTGTTACCACTTGTTACCTGTGTTCCAGATGCAACTGACACAACAGGCAAAGAAGTATGCCAGTCTGCTGAACCTACTTGCACCCATGTGCCTGCTGATGTTTTCTTGTAGATTCTGTTTGACACGTGTGTTGTGTCAATGGCATAATCACCGATAACTCCGATTGAAGTTTTTGGTGGGTTACCAGTACCACCATTAAGATCACTTGTGTCAGTAATCAATGTTGGAGTAATGGCAGTGAATTTTTGATCTGTCTGTGACCATTCGAATATTCCATA